CTATCTCCGGTATTCCGGCGGCTGGCTCCCCAACGGCTCGTCGACCAACTTCTGGCAGCTCGGCGAGAACGTGCAGCCGTGGTCGAGTTCATCGGCCGTCGTTGAAGCTTGCATTTCGGCCTACTCGCAGACAGCGGCCATGTGCCCCGGCGCGCAATGGCGGCTCAATGACAAGGGCGGCCGGGATCGGGTAACGACAACGGCGCTGTCGCGGGTCCTGAAGCAGCCAAACGACTATCAATCGATCAGCGACTTCATGCTGAATGCCGTCCGCCAGCTATACATGGAGGGCAATGCCTACGCGCTGGCGATCCGCAATGAACGGTTCGAGATTCAAGAACTGCACCTGATGGATTCGTGGCTGTCGCGGCCGCAGCTAGCGGTTGACGGCGAGGTTTTCTATCGGCTTTACGGCAATCAGGTGATTGCCAGGCGGCTGGATGAAAAGCCGCTGGTCGTCCCGCAGCGCGACGTGCTTCATATCAGATTGCACGCCGATCGCTCGCGCCGCTATCCGTTCCCGCTCTGGGGGCAGACACCGCTGCTCGCGGCGCTCAACGATATCGGCGTCAGCAGCGCGATCAGCAACCAGCAACTCGGATTTTACCAGAATCAGGCGCGGCCCTCTGCGGTTGTTTCAACCGACCTGGTTCTGGACAAGGACAAGGTTCAGGACCTGCGGGACCGGCTGAATGAGGTGACGACAGGCGCCGCCGCCGGTGGCGTGCCGATTCTGACGCACGGCCTGAAGATGCAGCCGTGGACTATCGGCGGCCGTGACGCGCAGCTTGCGGAGATGCTGAAGATTTCCGAGGAGCACATCGCAATGGCCTTCCGCGTGCCGATGCAGTTGATTGGCCTCGGCGGCTCGTCGATGGGCTCGACGGAAGCGCTGATGCAGTTTTGGGTTGCGACCGGGCTCGGGTTTCTGCTCAATCACATCGAGGAGGCGTTCGGGGTTCTTTTCCAGCTTAAAGGCCAGCCGGACGAATTTGTGGAATTCGATACCCAGGCGTTGTTGCGCTCGAACATGAAGGAACGGATCGAGGCGCTTGCCCGCGGCGTTCAGGGCGGGATTTTCTCGCCGAACGAAGCGCGCGCCCAGGAGGGGCTGCCTTCAGTCAAGGCGGGAGATGAGCCCAGAGTACAAGCCCAAGTTGTGCCACTTTCGGCAGCAGGGGCAATTCCTTCGGCTCCGGCGTCGCCTTCGAGCGATTCGGCTCCGGCTCCGGCCGGACCGGGCAGCGGATCAGGTAACGGATCGGGCAACGGATCGGGCAACGGTAACGGATCGGCTGGCGGGCTAGATACGCAACAGACGGATTTTCAAGATGCAGCCAAACGGGAAGCACGACGTCTCCTTGATTACGCCTCCCGGCGCCGATTTAATTCTTGAAGCTTGGCGTCAAGCGCTCGGCGAGGTGCTCTGCGAACAGCGTCATCATTGGTCGCGGGAGCGCGAGCTGATCGAGGCGCAGGCGCGCGCGGTGCTCGCCGATCTGCGCTCGCAGATCGCGATTCTTCAGACCGAAATTCAGTTGCGCCTGGCGATGCTGCGCAATGGCATTGACGGCGCGCCGGGACCGCAGGGCGATCAGGGTCCGCCGGGCTTGCCGGGACTGCCGGGCGAAATCGGGGCCACCGGGGCCACCGGAGCGGCGGGGCCCCAAGGGCTGGCGGGCGAGATCGGCCCCATCGGCCCGCCCGGTGAGGCCGGAACCCCAGGCATGACCGGGCTCGACGGCGAGCGCGGGCTGCCGGGCGAGATCGGTCCGGCGGGTCCTGTCGGACCGGCGGGCGAGGCCGGTTTGGCCGGGCTCGATGGCGAGATCGGCCCGCAAGGTCCGGCGGGCGAGATCGGGCCGCAAGGCGAGATCGGTCCGGCTGGTCCGGTCGGACCAACGGGTGCGGATGGACAGCCCGGTGTTGCTGGAGCCAGTGGTGAGCGCGGGTTGCAAGGTGAAGTCGGCCCGGCTGGTCTCATGGGCCCTCCCGGTCCGGCCGGTGAGATAGGGTGTCCCGGCATAGATGGAGCCGACGGCGAGCGCGGGCTGCAAGGCGAACCGGGCGAACCTGGGCCAGTCGGCCCTGCCGGTCCGGCTGGTGAGGCCGGTATGGCCGGAGCCGATGGCGAGCGCGGGCTGCAAGGTGAGGCTGGCCCGGCCGGTCCCATGGGTCCGCCCGGTGCGATCGGGGAGGCCGGACATCCTGGTCTGGCTGGAGCCGACGGCGAGCGGGGGCTGCAAGGCGAGCCGGGCGAATGCGGCCAGATTGGGCCAGCCGGGGAAAGAGGCGAGCGCGGGCTGCCGGGGCCGGAAGGTCCGCCTGGAGCCGATGGCGAATCCGTGATAGGTCCGACCGGGCCTCAGGGTCCGCCCGGTCGAGACGGCCGGTCGGTTATTGTCGGGAAGGGCATGCCGACCGCGTTAGCGGAAGTCGGCATGCTTTACCTCGATAGCGAAAGCGGAAGCCTTTACGAGTTCAGATGATTCGTTTATCCTCGCAAGTCTTTGATTTCATTGGCTAAATCAGAAAGGTATTTCATCGTCGAAGTCAGGCTTTCTGGCGGGTGCCGCGGCGCTCCGTGGTTTTGGCTTTGGCATCTCGCTTTCCGGTGTCGGGGGAGAGATCGGGCGGATGAGGACGCTGTCGCGTTTTTCGTTCATGAATTCGGTTTGGCCGACGTAAAGCTCGACTTCTTTCCCGACCCAGTTGTTTGTCTCCGTGCCCCAGGATTTTGCCAGCACGCGCATGTTGGTGGCGTTGAGCGAGAGTTTCCCGCCGTCCTGGAACTCGACATCAGGCCTGTCGAATTTTCCGGGCCGGATATCGAAGATGACGTTTCGCTGCGGGCCATCGGCAAGATGGTCGACTTTGATGAATCCTCCTGAATTGATTTGATCGCTGATATCCATCTCTTTGCTTCCCTTGTCTTTGCTTGGAGCCGCCGTGGCAGCGGCTCGGATACGGTGCGGCAAGCCCGAGGTGCCTGTCAATGTCTTGGATCGAGATCGGCAATCTTCGCGGCCCGGAAGGCGTGCCCGGCGCGGCTGTTGACGGAGTGCCTGGTGCGGCCGGTCAGCCGGGGCCACAGGGCGAGAAAGGCGAGCGTGGGAACATCGGTCCGCAGGGGCCGCAAGGCCCTCGTGGCGAAGCTGCGGTCGGTCTCAAGGGCGATACGGGCAGCGAGGGGCCGCGCGGTGCGCCGGGGATACCAGGCATTGCCGGTCCTCAGGGGATACCTGGTTTGGTCGGGCCTCAGGGCGAGCCGGGCGAGCGCGGGCCAGCCGGGTTCATGCGCATGGCGCAGCCGTGGGTCGACAAGGTTCACTATGAGGGAACAATCGTCACGCACGATGGCGGGACGTTCCAGGCGGTGCGCGATACCGGGCGGCCGGTGGCATCGGATGACTGGGTGCTTCTTGCGGCGCCAGGCGTTGCCGGATGCGACGGCAAGGACGGACGCTCGATGAACCTGCGTGGCACGTACGCGCGGACCCTTGCTTATCGGGCGCTCGACGTCGTGGCGCTCGACGGCGGGTTGTTCGTCGCCCGGCGGGACGATCCTGGGCCGTGCCCCGGCGACGGATGGCAATTGTCGGCGATGCGGGGAAGGAAGGGCGAGGCCGGGCCTCAGGGCGAGCGCGGGGAGCGGGGCGAGAAGGCACCGAGGTGGACGGGCTGGCAGATCGATCGCGCGCGCTATTTGGCAATCCCTCTTATGTCGGACGGGAGCCAGGGACCGCCGCTGGAGCTTCGCGAGTTGTTCCAGCAGTTCCAGCAGGAGACGATGCCGGATGGCTGATCGCATCATCACGGTGCTGACGCCCGCGACGAGCTTCGATCTGATGACGCTGTCGGAGGCGAAAATGCTCATGGGCATTTCTCCAGCCGACACGACGCAGGATACGGCGCTTCAGTTTTTCATCGACGTTAACAGCCAGATCATCGCCCGGCTTTGCAATCGCACGTTCGCGCGCGAGGAGGTTCGCGAGGAGTGGCGCGAGCTTAACGGCGGCACCCGGATTTTCCCGTCACACTGGCCGATCCAGTCTGGGGATATCGAGAGCGTGGAATCGCCGCTCGGGACCGTTCTCGATCCCACCGGGTACGAGCTGGAGGAGGAGAGCGGCAAGATCGAGCTTATCGACCCGACCGCTGGTTATGCGAACGCCTGGGCCGAGCCGGTCATCGTCACGTACTGGGGCGGCTATATGCTGCCCGGCGAGGCCCCGCTGCCGCTGAAGCAGGCATGCACGGTTCTGAATATTCAGAGCAAGCTGCTGGCCTCGCTCGGCTTGATGGGCGGCATGCGGCTTTTGTCGCACAAGGAAAAGAGAGTCGCCTTTCACGATCCTTTAAAGATACTCGAAGCCGCCATGGGCGCGGCCGGTAAGCCAAACGTCGTGATGGGTCTGCTCGACTATTATATCCGGCTTGAGGTTTGATCGCGGGATCATCCTGATGGGCGTTGATTTTGCAACAATAGACTATCTGCCGAACTTCAATCTGTGGGCGCGGCCGATCCTCATTGCGCCGATTGTGTCGCAGCCTGGTGCTCCCGGCTACGCGGCACGCGGGATCTACGATACCGCCGAAACTGATGTTGCGGCAGAGGACGGATCAGTCATCACCGATCACAGGACGATACTCGATATTCTCGAATCGGAATTCGGCACGCTGCCGGTGCAGGGCGATGTCGTCACCATCGGCGCTGATACCAATGCCAACGAACCGGCGCTCGGCGACTTCGAGATCATCAACGTCTGGCACGACGGCGCGGGCGAGACATCGCTACAACTTCGCAAAATCATGACGGTGCCGTGAAATGGCATTCGAAATGAACTTCATGGATACCGACGATTGCGTGGCCCGCATCGGCAAGATGATCGGTCACATCAATTACTTTGCCAATGTCGAGATGCGCCAGGAATTCAATGCATGGCAGACGCAGGACATGCATCGCAAGAAGGCCTCGACAAAGGGAACGAAATGGCGTCGCCATCAGAAATCGGTCTTCACGATCATAAGACCGCACAGCTATTACGAAACGCAGCGCTCCCAGCTTTATCAAGCCAAGCTGGTGCGCAAGCTGCGCCGCCGGAAGCGGCCGCTTAACGCCTATATCCAGCTACGCACCTCGACGCGGCCGATTCTGCGGGAGAGCGTCTATCAGAAACTGCCGCCGCGGATGAACGAAGCGTTGAGGCAGACCATCAACTGGAAAGATTGAATCTTGTGGCAATCCTCGCCGATGGTGTCATTGAAGCGGCTGATGCCGCCGATGCGCCGCGGGTAGTCTCCGGGCTGCCGGAAGGAATCACGCAAACCCAATCGTATAGCTGGGTGCTGCGGGAATTGTTCGTCGAGGCGCTGCAACCGCTGTTCCGCGGCTTCACATTCGTTCGCAATCCCGAGCGGCCGATCCAAACGTGGCAATTGCCGGTCGTCGGCGTCTACATGCTGCCCGAGCGAATGACGCCATGGGGCGACATCAACGCGGGCGACATCCGCTTTACCCACGATTTCCAGGTCGGGTTTTCGATCGTCATCGCCGACAACGATCACGACAAAGCCCAGCAGACATTGGATTCGTACTGGTGGACGCTGATGTTCGGGCTATGGGCGAACGACGGCCTGACCAACCTCGTCATGTCCAACGGCCCTGACAATGTGCGGTTCATGGGCGTTTCTCTCGGCAACAAGCGCTTTGTCTTCGGTTCGGTCGGACAGAAAAACGAAACGCCGGTCGCCGAGCTACAGTACGAAGCAACCTGCAAATTCGGCAGCGAGTGGGCTCCGATCCCGCAAGACGACCTGCTCACCATGCGCGTGACTGTCCTTCCCGGCGGCTTCGATCAAACCGTGACGCCGGTCATCACGACCGAATACGACTTCTCATCAACCGGCTAGAAAGGAGAGAACGCAATGCCTACGACACCAACTCAACGCCAGACCGCAATGCCGATTCCCAAGAGCCTCACCCGCAACGAGGCGCGGCAGGCGCGCTATCGCGAGATCGCTAAGGCGATGCAAATCCAGCGCGTGCGCGTCGAGCCGACCAGCGACAAGCTGCGGAGCTTTCTCAGGCACCCGTCCGGCGCGCGCTTCCACGCTACGGGCTCGTCCGACTGGCCCTTCGATTCATTCACCCATCGTCGCCTCCGCGACGGCGATATCCGGGTCGTCAGCGAGGAACATCCCGCGCACCAGGCTGAAGCAAAGCCCGCTCACCCTCCGGGCGGCACACCGGCTTGATCCGCCAATTGCGGAGCTTTTTTGCGATGGATGAGGTGGTCAATGCTGTGCATTGCGTCGATGCGCAGGTCGTCCGCGGCGCTGGCTCCATTGAATCTGCGGACGCACACGGCCGCTATGACGTCGTATGCTTCGGGCCGGACGGCGAGGAGAAATGGCGCGACACGATCGAGAACGTCGTCGTCACGGTCGGCAAAAATCTCGCGCTTGATACGTTCCTGGCTGGCTCTGGCTACACCGTCGTCGGGCCGTTCATGGGTCTGATCAGCTCGGTTGGCTACTCGGCGATTGCCGCCAGCGACACCATGACGTCGCACCCCGGCTGGACCGAGGCCGGAGGTGCCAATGCCCCGACCTACAACGTTCCACGCAAGATGTGCCTCTGGTCGGCCGCGTCCAGTGCATCGAAGTCGCTGAGCGCCGCGCTGATGTTCGCCATCACCGCAACCGGCACAATCAAGGGAGCCTTCCTGGTCTTCGGGACCGGCGCGCTCAACACCATCGACAGCACCTCTGGCGTGCTCTACTCCGCGGGCCTGTTCTCGCATGGCGACAAAGTCGTTGGAAATGGTGACACATTGAATTGTAGTTTCTCGGCGTCGATGTGAAGCAAAACCCGCCCACCCTCCGGGCGGCACACCGGCTTAATGCCCGCGACAAATTTGCCGCTTGTACTTGATGATGGCATCAAATGCCGCGAGTTTGACCGCAGACGGGCTCACATAATGGCGTTCTGAGAAACGGGTGTATCCGGTCGCCTTGTCCAGAAATCGCGCGTGCCACAGCGCTCCCTTTTGGAACACGACGACGTTAAAGCCATCCGCAGTGTTGAGAAACTCATTGCCATTGGCGGAAACCCGCCAATGGCGGCGCAGCCAATTGGCTCGACGGCTCTTGAAGCTCGCCTCGCGCCGACGCGCGCCAACTAAATCCTGTTCCATATAGCCCGCGCAGATGCAGCCGGTTCTCAGCACGTCGGGGTAATCAGTGTGTGCCATGTGATGGACGTACCTGATCACCTGCACCTCACACATTTCGCAGACGAAGCACGGCTTTTCGAGATCGTCGATATCGACGCATTCCCATCCTTTGTGCGGCACGCCGGGAACGCACCACTTGCCGGTGCCTTCCGTCATGCGCGCCTCCTTAACGGTGGCACAATTTTATCCATCGAAGTCTCTCCCCGGATTTCGATTGGCTAGAGCCGAGCTGGTGCCGCAAGCGCCAGTTCGGTTCGCACAATCCGCCATGCGGCGGTTGTGGTGTCAACCCAGGGTAAGCCCCACTTTGGCAATCCTAGCTAAGTCGAGGAAATCACATGCCTATTTCGTTCTCAGATATCCCCGCAAATTGGAAAGTCCCACTTTACTGGGTCGAAATTGACCCCAGCATGGCAGGTTTGCCGACGCTCGGATTACCCGCGCTTCTTGTGGGTGTTTCGACGATGGGGACCGGCGGTGCGGCGATGGATGTGCCGATCATTGTCGGCAGCCAGGCGCAGGCTGATGCTCAGTTTGGCATGGGCTCGCAGCTATCGCGGATGTTTAAGTCCTTCTTTCGCAACAACTTTGCGAATCAGGTTTATGGCTTGCCTGTAGCGCCGGGGACCGGGGCTGCGGCTGCGACGGCGAGCATTGTGATAACGACGCCCCCGACCGAGCCGGGGACGATCAGTTTGTATATCGGCGGCGAGCCGGTTCAGTGCAATGTTTCGCCGACGGACACGGCGCAAATGATTGCGGCGAACTTGGCCGAGGATATCAACGACATTATTGATATTGCGGTGATCGCCGACGGCACGACGACGCCGGGGACGGTCAAGGTGACGTGCAACTGGGCTGGGATCAGCGGCAACGACATCACGCTGGCGCTGAATTACTATGGGACGGTGGGCGGCGAGATCACGCCTCTTGGTTTGGTGATGACGATGCCGCCGATGCTGACGGGCGGCTCAGGATTGCCGAGCTTCACCAATGCGGTTGCCAATCTTGGCGAGCAGAATTTCGAGTATGTGGCTTTGCCGCTTACCGATGCGGTGACGCTAAGTACTTGGGAAACCGAGTACTCGTTCGAGGATACGGGGAGGTGGGGGTGGCAGCGCCAGCTCTATGGGCTGTTGTTTGCGGCGCATCGGGACACGTACTCGAATTTGATCACGTTCGGGATGACGCGGAATTCTGGTGTGACTTCGATCATGGCGGTGGAGATGGCGAGCCTGACGCCGACATTCGAGTGGGCGGCGGCTTATTGTGCGAAGGCGCAGCGGAGCCTGTCGAACGATCCGGCGCGGCCGTTGCAAACGTTGTCGTTGAACGGGGTCAAGCTGGCGCCGCTGCATCAGCGGTTCAACATACCGGAGATCAACACGCTGGCGGAGTCTGGGCTGGCGACGCAGAAGGCGGGGTCTGACAATCAGCCGATGATCTCGCGAGAGTCCACGACGTATCAATTGAACTTGTACGGCAATCCGGATACGGCGTATGAGCTGGTTACGACGCTGGCGACTTTGGCCAAGCTGATCCGCAATCAGAAGCAGGCGATTACGTCGAAATTCCCGCGGTCGAAGCTGGCCAACGACGGCACGAGATTCGGACCTGGGCAGGCAATCGTCACGCCGAGCATTATCAAGGGCGAGTTGATCGCCGAGTACGAATCTGATATGTACAATGGTTTGGTCGAGGATGTAAGCGATTTTGAGCAGAACCTGGTTGTCGAAAGGGACCCTAACGATCCCAACAGGGTTAACGTACTATATCCTCCCGACCTTATAAACCAGTTGCGGGTGTTTGCCGTGCTGGCGCAGTTCCGCTTGCAATACAACGCCAATATCGATCCTATCATTGGCGCGAATATCGGTGTCACCGGAATTATTCCGGCTGGCGGCATTCCGGCATAACCGGACGGCCTTGTCAATCAATCTTGTCAAACAGCTTCAGAAAGGTAAGGAGGAACGATCATGGCTCAGATGATCGCTGGTATTGCGACTTTGCAGGTGACGCCAGGGGACCAGATAGCACTGCGCGGCAACTTCACGGTCTCGCATTCAATGATCGAGCGTACGATGCTCGCGGGGCAGGATGGCATTCACGGCTACCAGGAGCTGCCGAGGGTGCCGTGGATCGAGGGCGATATCTCTACGATCCCGACGTATGACGTGCGGCAGTTGGATGGGATGGTTGATGTAACAGTTCATGCCGCTTTGGCCAATGGTTGGAATTTCACGCTGAATCAAGCGATTTGCAAGGCGGGCCTCGAACAGAACACCAGGGATGGGCAAATGCGCGTACGGTGGGAAGGTATTTCCATGAGCGCAACTAATAGCGGCGGTTCAGAGGGGCGGGCGGCGCTCCTTGATGGTCGTCCGCCGGGGACTTGATCATGCGCGAGGGATTTATTGCGCCGTCGGACGGCGACCAGCCTGCGCTCGCGCCTCAGCGAGCGCCGGTCCAATCTCAGCCCGTGCCGCAATCGCAATCGCAACCGGAGCCGAGCGCTCAGGTTGTCGATATTCCGGCGCGGCCAGCATGGCCGATGGTCATCAAGCTTCGCAACAAGCCGATCATTGGCCCGCGAGGTGAGTCGATTGATGAATTGAAGTTTCGCGAGCCGACCGGCGGCGATGTCATGCGGATCGGCAATCCGTGCTGGATACGCTCGGACGGCGAGCTGATGATCGATGATCCGAAGATGATGCGGATGATGGGGCAGCTTAGCGGTGTGCTGGCGCCGCTGCTCGAAGCGATGCACCCGAAGGATTACAATTCGTGTGCATATAGACTGCGCCCCTTTTTTATTCCGGACTGGGAAGCGTGGTAGCAGGCGAGGACGAGGATTTAGTTCTCGATTGTTTACGGCTTGCCCAGTTTTTTCACGTCAATCCCGAAATCTATTTGGCGATGCCGCTGTCGGAGATGTGGCTGCATCTCTCGTGGACGATCAAACTGAAGCAGCGTCAAGAAGACGACGCGCGGAACGCTAAACGGATGCGCGATGGCTGACGAAGCGGATGTCGATACGGACACTAAATGTGCCCGTATCGACGCCTGCCAAGCGTTGCCACACCGTGCCAGACCTGACCAGGCCTCGCCTGACCTCGCCTCGCCGCACCATGCATAGCCGCCTCAACGTGCACACGTCGGTGCGGCCGTCGTTAGCTCTAGCGCATGCTAGCTATAGCCGCAATAGGTTCAAGTTAACTGCTCAAGGACGACGAAATGGCCGATGGCGAGCAAGAATTGCAACTTTCTGTAAAGTTTCGCGATGAGGCGTCGCCTGGGCTGCTTGCGCTCAAGCAGACCATGCAGCAGACCGGCCAAGCTGCTACCGATCAGCAGAAGAAGAATACTGCGGAGCAGTCGAAACACCAAAAGGAATTGGAGGATCATACCAAGAAAATTCACGAGGGGTTCAGCAAGGCATTAGATGAATTCAATAAATATTCGGGGAAGATTTCAGGATTCAATGTTGGCGAATTTGGTCGCTTGGCTGTGGAGGCGACGCACGGCGTCGAGGGCTTGGCCATCGGCCTTTCGGCTTTGCCGAGGCTATTCAGCGAAGCCAATGAATCATTCAAGGAATTCACCGATAGCATGATTGGCCTTGAGGCGCGATCCAGGTCAGTTGGCATTATGGCTTCTCAGTTCAAGGCTCTCGCCGACAGGGTGCATGAACTGACCGGCATTTCGGAGAAGGCGGCGGAACAGAGGTTAACCACATTTTTCGATAGAATTCAGGCGGGGGCGACCGGCGGGACGGCTGAAAGGAAGTCTCTCGGCGAAGTCTTTACTAATCCTGGACAAATCCAGGCGATGATGGCGCGCTGGCAGAGAATGCGGGTCGAGGACCCGGAGGGGGGACCGGCTAAAATCCTAAATGAGGCTCGCGATGTTTTGCGGCGGCAACGAGAGGAGAATATTCGCAGAGATCCTTACCATGCTCAAGATATCACAAGGAGGCAGGGGGAGAAGCTTGGATTCCCGGAATTGGAGTCGGCACAGGGCGAGTTTGTGGCGGCAACGAAGGAGCAGACGGATCTTATAAACCGTAGTATTGCGCAGGCGCACAAAACCGTAGAAATTCAAGGCAAAAAGGACACGGCGGACGAGGAAGCTGGTTTGAAGCTAAAACTCGGTCTTGCGCCGCCAATGGATTGGCTTGTCAAGGCAATCACAACAGTCACCGAAGCTCTGGGGCCATGGGCTGCGGGACTAGGTGCTGTCGGCACAGCGATGTTCGCTATTTCCGGCCACCTAATGAGGGTGGCCGGGACCATTTGGTCGGGGAGAACGATAGAAAGGGGACTTGGCTGGTGGCAGGCTCGGCGCGCTGCGCGTGCGGCTAGGTTGGGAGCGGCGCCTGAGGCTGCGGCCGAGGGGGCGGTTGAGGGCGCGGTTGAAGGCGCGGCGCCTGAGGCAGCTTTAGAGGGTGGTGCCAAAGTTGCGCCAGAAACTCTTGTAAAGGCTGCGCCGAAAATTGCGCCAGAGGTAATACCGAAGACCCCGAGTTTGCTGGCGAGATCTGGCATCTTCGAATTGCTGCCTTTCTATGCTGCTGCCGCTTCTATCGCGACGACCAAGGATATTAAGGCAAAGGCTCCTGGTGGTCGTGAGTGGATAGACGTCATAAACGAGCGGAGCAGCAAAAAGCACGCCGAAGCCGCTGCCGCAGCATCGGAGCACGCCGCTGCCGGGCATCTGGCTGCCACGCCCGATGGCGCGGCGGCTAAACCGTTTGTGTTGCCTAATGTACCTATTCCCTTAGTGGGGGGCATTGGTGGTCTTCAGAGCCCGGCAGCCAAGCCGCTGCCGCTGCCGGTGCCTGTCGAAGTTGTGAAAATGCCGGAAGAGGCGCGGCCTGCTGCGCCTGCTGCGCCTGCCGTACCTGCCGCCCGTCTTGAGAACATGCCGGGGCTGACGGACGAGCAGCGAGAGAACCTGAAGCATGCTTTCGGGGGCAGATACATCATGCCTGGCCAGGGCGCGCCGACGGAAGTGGCTCCGCCACCTGCGCCTGCGCCTGTCGAGACAGTGCCGCGGCCGCCAGAGCGGCCGATTCCTCGGTTGCCGTTTGGCCGCGGGGCCGAGGCCGAAGGGCCGGTGCGGCTGGCATCGCTCGGGATACCGCAGGGGATCAAGATACCGGAAGCCGAGCCGCGCGCGCCTGGGCTCGCCGAAACATTCTTCCGGCAGCGTGCGGCGGTGCAGGAGCAGACTGACAAGACCGAGGCGCAGTCGAAGGCCACGACGGAAAACACCGATCAGCTGCGGCGGCTCAACGATCTGCTCGATCCGACGGCTAAGGCCGGTGCGCCGGGCGGCGGGAAGGCTCCGGCGAGCGCGGCTGGCACTGCGGCACCGGGCGCGGCGGCTGGTTCTGCACCGAGCGCGGCGACCGAAGGCGTTCCTATGGGGAACGGCATCGTATCTGCGTCGGCTACTCTTCCGGGGCCGCACAACGACATCATCGGGCCATCCGTGACCGGGTCAGCAAGCCCGGCGGCTGGCGCGGGGAAGCCGGGCGGCGGTTCGTGGACGTACCAGCGGCTGCTTGAAGGTTTCAGGAACTCGAACTTGATCGGCGTTGTGCCCCGTGATGGCGCGCGCTTCGGGATCAGGACCGGATCGGCCGAGGAGTGGGCGCGCTTCGGCACCGCGGTCGCCAGCGCCGAGTCAAGTTTCAATCCGAATTTGCCAGGACCGGCAAATGATCCTGGCGGCTCTCATGGTTTGTTCCAATATGCGCACGGTCAAGTTCCTGGTGGGAACGCCTTTGATCCGAACGCATCGGTCAAGGCGTTTATTCGGGATGCTGAGATTTCGGCTAGGTCCGGAAGTCTTGGTGGTGGTGGTCTGTTAGGGCGACGGTTCGAGACGATTGGAAAGCATCCGGAACGGACAATGTCGCGCTTGGGCGAAGCTAACAGGATCGCCTCACGCGCTGGCGCTGACACTAATTTGGCGCCGATGGGCTCCAACACTCCTGGCCCGGCTGGCAATCCGGCCGTACCGACCAGCGTTTTGGCGCGAGGGCCTGTCGCGGGTGATGTCGAGGGCAGGGGCGGCTCTTCCGGCGGCCGGTTTAATGTGGCGGCCGGTACGCCGATTTCAGGGGAGCACGAGACCGTCACGCTGGCGAACGGCCAAAAGTTGACTGTCAACAAGCGCGCCGCCGAACAATTTCGTGGTTTCTTCAACGACATGATCAAAGCCGGTGCGCCGATCCGAAATCTCGGCGGATTCGGTACGCGTCCGGGGAATGCATCGCAGCATCCGGTCGGCCTCGCGGTGGATTGGGCGCAGCACAGCCGCAATGTCGTCGATCGCGATGTTCAAAACTGGATCAGCAAAAATCGCGTTCAATTGAAAACACTTGAAGATCGCTGGGGCATGAGCGGCGGTGAAAATTGGAAGTCGCCCGATACGGGGCATTTTTCGGTCGAGCGGATTTTCGGTGCGGAACATCTGGCCAAAGCTGGTGCGGGGTTGACCGTTCCAGGAACGACAACGGCAGTAGCAGGCGGCGGCGATCTGGGTGGAGGTGGCGGTGGTGGTGGTGGTGGCGGCGGTGGTCTTGGGCTTCCCGGTGGCTTTGGCGGTGGTGGAGGTGGGGGAGGTTTCGGCGGCGGCTTGGCTGCGCTCGGGCTCCCAGCGGGGATCAATATTGGAGGACTTCTTGGCGGGAAGCTCGGGCCGTTCGGCGGCATTTTAAGCAGCCTCCTCGGCGGTGGCGGAGGCGGTGGTTTTGGTGGAATCCTCGGCGGATTGCTCGGCGGCGGCGGCGGTGGTGGTTTGGGCGGGATTCTCGGCAGTGTTCTCGGAGGAGGGGGCGGCGGCGGTGGAGGTTTCGGCGGGATACTTGGCGGACTGCTTGGCGGTGGCGGTGGAGGGTTCGGCGGATTGCTTGGTGGCTTCAGCCATATGCTTGACCGCGGGTCGCTCGACCGATCGGCGTTGGATCGCGGCGGCTCGATGACTCATCATGTCGAGGGCACCGGGTCGCTGAATGTCAATGTGGCCGCGCCGCATGGAACTTCCGTTCATGCGCGCGGCGGCGGGCTCTTCAAACGTGTGGCGATGACGCGGCAAACGCAGATGCAACCGACAGTTGCGGGGCCGCATACTTCGGGCGGTCTGTTCGATATTTGATGATTTGAAAAGCTGATTACCGGTGTTCATCCGATAATCAGCCTTCATCGCTGGACCATGCCAGCCACGCTATGCCACGCCATGCCATGCCGAGCCATGCCCAGCCAAGCCCCGCCTGGCCGCGAATGTTTGAAATGAAAAATTCAGAAAAGTCAAATGGGATCGATTCGAGATATTAGCACTCCTTGGCGCGACGGGATGCTTCTCCCGGCGATGTTCGACGGGTGTCCGTTCTATACCGACAGCGGCGCTCGCGAATCTGGCCGCCGGACTGTTGTCCATGAGTACCCGAAATCGGATAGATGCTACGCTGAGGACATGGGACAGCGCGCGGTCGAGTTTACGGTGCGCGCGTATTTCGTAGCTTATGTTCGCGACGAAGATGGTGACGCTCTCACGTCGCAGTGGCTGCACAGGCGTGATTACCGCATCGGGCGTGACAAGCTCCAGATGCGCCTCGACCAAGGCGGCGAGGGCGTCCTTCAGCTACCCAATCAAGGTCGCGGCGGTGGTGGCGATCAGCTTACTTTGACTGTGGTTTGCACGCGCTACCGGATGGTCGAGGAAGATCGCTATGGTGGTTACGTCACGTTCGAGATGTCGTTCGTCGAATATGGCCAAGTGCCAATGCCGCAGATTTCGACGAAAAATCTTGTTAACGATGCCATGCAGAATGGCCAGAATCAAACAACCAACAATCTCCTGAACCTGCCACAGTTGCCACAGGTGCATCAGCCGATCCCGTAGGGATGAACAGGAACAGGTCGACTGATGTTCAAAGCCGACGCCTTGCAGGCCGTTCCAATTCTTGATGTGGTGCTCGCCGAGTTGCTGGCGCAGACGCCAGCGACCGGTCTTTCCGGCGCCAATCTGCGCTTTGCGGTCAACTCGCTCCGCGTGAATGCCGAGGCAATTGTGATGGCGGATGCGGTCGGGCCGCCGCTTCAAAATATCTTCGTGATTGCTGTCGGCAATGGCATCAGCTTGGGGCAGATGGAAAGCATTCGCGGCGTTGCTATTGCGCAATCCGCAACGCTGCCCGGTGCAATTTTGGTCCGGGATTCCCTGGTCCATTATTGTCTATTCAGCGAGGGGGTGATCACCGCGGCGATGGATTTTGTAAGCCGTGATGATGTCGAGGCTGTTCGCCAGATCATCAACGATGCATATTCGGTGTCCGAGGAAAGCGCCGCGGATGCGATGGATCAGGCGACCTATAGCGTGCTGGTGGCCGGGCATGCGGCGATAGGCTACGATCTCACGCAGCGAGCCCAGCCGCTGCCGCAAATGCTGATGTTCCAGTTCGCAGCATCGCTGCCGACGCTTACCGCCGCCTATAAGCTTTATGCGGATGCCTCGCGCGCCGACGAGCTGCGCAATCAGAACCATGTCATCCATCCGGCGTTCATGCCCGCGACGGGCCGCGCATTATCGGCGTGAGAGATGCCCTATCCGAATCCGCTGGAAATTGCCGTGATCACCAGCGGCAGCATAGCATTTCAGAATTGGGAGACGGTGTGGATTCAGGAGCGGTGGACCGATTCGTCGTGTCATTTCCGGTTCACGTGCTCCGAGTTCTCGCCGATGCCGACGGTGTGGACGGGATTGAAGTTCCTTCCCGGTGACGTGGTGGAGATTACGCTCGGCGGCGTGCTTGAGCTTGCGCAGGGCCTGATCACTGACCGGCAGGTTGCTTACGATGCTAGCAATCATGCGGTCGAGTTAACTGGTGTAAGTTTAACCTGGAAAGCGGCGATGTCTAGCGTCGACATGCCTGGACAGTCATTCGATGAAATGAGCTTCGAGCAGATTGCCCGTATCGTGCTTGCGAACTACGGGCAGCCGGTCAAGGTCATTGCGGATAATGGTCTTAACCCGCGGCCTTTCGAGTATGCGCAGCCACAAAAGGGCGAAACCGTCTGGGACTTCCTGGAAAGTCTTGCGAGGCCGCGCGGGATTATTCTCGGCAGCGACCACGAGGGGAATTTCCTGCTGATCGGCGATCATTTTGATGCGCCGATTGCCGATCTTGTCGAGGGCGTGAACATCCTGAAATGCCAATGCGTGATTTCGATTCAGAGCGCGTATCCCTTTCTCGCTGCGGAGAATCAAACGCAGGGTGACAATACTACCAACATGGCGGACGCGAGCGAACAACGCGCCACTCTTAATACGGGCGTAGGAGTGCCGGGAATAACGCTGCCGTGGCGAAATCTCTTGACGATGCCCCCGCATCCAACGCGCGGCCTGGATGAGCTAAAAGAGGTTGTCAAGAACGAAGCCACGTGGGCTAACGGCACGATCATCAAGGCGACCATAACCACGCAGGGATGGATGCGGCCAGGAACGAATCCACCTGCGCTATGGCACGCCGGGCAGACGGTCAGGGTTTGGTCGCCGATGGCGGTTCTCGACATGCCGTTGGCGATCGAGACCGCGACGTTCAGCCAGGACCGGAACAGCGGCACGCTGACCACGCTTGAGCTGGTCGTGCCGTGGCTTTTGACGAAAAAGACGCCGGGTGTGGTTCCGGAGGGAATGCCGACGGCTCCCGACAATCCGCAGGCTGGCCCGACACCGACGCCGACGCCGCAACCGACGCCGACGCCCGAGCCGCCAACAACACCGCCAACGCCGTAGGGGGATCGAAGATGCATCGTGCGACGCCGTTCAATGTTGCGGTTCGTTCCTATACGGCTGGCGGTGCGCGCGGCGTTGCGGGCAAGGTTGATGATTCAAAATTCATGCAGGAGATCAGCGCCAACTTCATGTCTGGCGAAAGCCGGTCGAAGATTGAAGCGCCGCAAAATTACGGGTTCACAAGTGTCCACATGCCGCCTGATGCGGATGGGAAGGGGGCCGAGCACTTCAGTTCGTTCATGGGCGGTGCCAGGAATTTCCCGGTCGCGAGCGCCATCGATGACCGGCGCCATCGCCTCTACAGCATGCAAGAGGGCGATGTTGCCATGTATCGGACCAAGTCCGATCAGTTGCAGCTTCACCTCGCGCAAGATGGCGGATACTGGACGGGGCCCGACAGCAAAAAGCTTCGCCTGCAATTGATTCAGGGGCAGCAGGGCGGGCAGGGCGGCTCGTCAGGGAGTGGAGGATCGTCCGGATCGAGCGGTAGTGGCTCGTCGGGGACGTCGGGCGGTCAGAGCCAGATGGGCCAGCAGCCGCTCTATCAGCAGGAGTCAAAGCAATATTCCGAAGTTAATGGGAGTATGACCCAGCACGTCAACAAGCAGCATCAGGTGGTGCTGCAAGACAAAAACACGGGCATCGAGGTCAATCCCGACAACAACGTTTATCTCGGCGCCATCAAGGGCTCCGCATCCTCGGAGCGGAGCGGCCAGTTCTTGCAGGTTTTGCTGAAGGGCGGCGTGCTGGCGAAAAACGTGTTTGGGCTCGTCGGCGGCGGCACGGATGGCGGCGGCGGTGGCGGTGGTGGCACCGTCAGTTCCGCATCTCCTCCGCTTAGTGTCGATAGCGTCGGCAACATGGTGCTGTCGCATCTCGCGCCGCTATTCACGACGGCATCGACCGCGGCCAATCCCAACTCGCTTGCGCTCGCTGCCGCTGCGCCGCTGTTCGTCGATACGGGCGGAAATCTTAATCTAGGGGCACCGGCCGGTCCGGCGACCTATGGCGTTAGCGGCACCGCGTGGACGCAGGTGCTGGCGCATAGTGGAGACGTTCTGGACGGTGGAAATTTTTGAGGAAATGGAACGGTGAGGTTGATGGCCTCACCGCTCCTGGGAGCCAGCCTTGCCGAGCCCCGCCCCGCCGTGCCCCGGCACGCCCCGCCTAGCCTAGCCAAACCATGCCTAAGCCGAGTTGTGTAAACTCGGCAAACCCAAGCTAACAGATATAGAAGCAAATAGGAAAGCTATTTTGGCCGACGTCATTCGAATAAAGAGGCGATCGTCAGGTTCGCCGGGTGCGCCAGCGTCGTTGGCCAGCGCGGAACTTGCCTATAATGAAACCGACCACACGTTGTATTACGGCGAAGGAAATTCCAGCGGAAATGCTATAACAATTGCTGCTATCGGCGGCCAGGGTCTCGCGAGCAGCGTAACGCCGACCATGGCGGGCGCCGGGGCGCCAGGTACGGCCTCGCAATGGTCCCGCGGCGATCACGTCCATCCGACAGACACTACGCGAGCGCCATTGGCGTCTCCGGCTTTCACCGGGAGCCCGACCGCGCCAACCGTAACGCCGGGAACCGACAGTAGCACCAAAGTCGCGACGACGGCGTTTGTCCAATCGGCTGTCGCCGCAGTCTCTTCAGGTGTGACCAACATCACCGCGGGCACGGGCCTGACGGGTGGGGGCACCGGCAACGTCACGATCTCCGTTGCGCCAAACGGCATCAGCAATGCGCTGGCAGCGCTGATGCCGACGCTGACGCTGAAGGGGAACAACACAGGCGCGAGCGCGGCGCCAATCGATCTCACCGCCGCGCAGACGATGACGATGCTCGGCGCGGCTCCGACCGCGTCGCCAACTTTTTCCGGAACGGTGACGGCGCCGAAGATCGTCGGCCTCACCGACCCGAGCAATCCGCAGGACGCCGCGACCAAGAATTACGTCGACGCGACCGTCCAGGGCATGACGCCCAAGCCGACGGCCTGGGTTGCGACGGTCGGCGCGCTGCCGACGAACACCTATGCGAACGGTACTGCCGGTGTCGGCGCAACGCTGACGGCGACGGCGAACGCGGCATTGAGCGTCGATGGCGTCGCTGTCGCGGCCGGGCAGATCGTCCTCGTCAAGAACGAGGCGACCGCGGCAAACAATGGCTTGTATGCGGTCACGAATGCGGGCTCGGGGGGCGCGCCCTATGTGCTTACGCGCCACGCTGACATGGACACAGCCGGGGAGTTCTCCGGCGCCATGGTGCCCGTCGGCAACGCTGGGGCGGCAAACGCCAATTCGCTGTGGCTCGCCAATCCATCGACGCCGATCACGGTCGGCTCAACGGCGATTCCGTTCACGCAGCTCAATGCTGCGACCAGCTACACGGCTGGCAACGGCATCAACATCTCGGCCAACACGATCGCGGCCGTCGGTACGGCGAACAGGATCGTCTCGACGCCGAGCGGAATTGACATCGCGAGCATCTACGTTGGTCAATCGTCTCTCAATACTCTCGGTACAGTTACGACAGGAGTCTGGAATGCTACGCCGATTGCAGCAGCATATATTGCCGGGCTCGGCACGATGGCTTCGCAGAATGCCAATGCGGTGGCTATAACGGGAGGGACCATTGATAATGTGGTTCTTGATGGTGGAGTCTTTGTTCTCTTCTTGTCTGTGCTCCCGCATCTGTTGGGATGGTTGAACGCTCTCGCTTTAATTTCGTAGCGCCGTGCTGATCTAAATATTCCGCTAATTTACGGAGAAGTGCTGCGTCATCATCGGCAAGACCGAGAAGTGTATTACAGCGATGGCAAATCCATCCTCTAAACATTCCGTTAGTGTGGCTATGATCGAAGCAGATGCGCTTTGTCTCTTCGCATATTTCACATGCCTTAGGTTTTTGTCGTCCTGCTCGCTTTTCTTGGTTTGCAATTGTTTTCTTCCAATTGGCCATAAGTCGTTTCTCCCTGTGTTTTGCATATTGGGCACGACTTGTTGCTTGACTGACTTTTGGATTTTGCAGTCGTTTCGCGCGCTGTTTCTCAGACATGCGATTTGCGTTTCTCGCGTACCAAGTTGCGGATCGTCGCTTTTGAGCGTCTCGATGCAATGCATTCCATTCATTTTTTTGTTTGCGCACCTTGTCTCTATTTTCCGCGTCATAGGCACGTTTTCTTGCTCGCCATCGCTCAAGATTGTTCTCACGCCATTCGCGTCGTTTTCTAGCGTCTTCGCCAGGATTGGCCGCGCGCTTCGCAGCCAATCGAGCCAGCCATTTTTCTCTATTTTTGTGATAGTACGCGCGCATATAGTCGCGGTGGCGCGTTCGCTTGCGCTCGATGCGATCATTTGCGCTATCATGGGGATCAGCCATCGGTTCCTCTCCCAAGGGGCCATGGTCAGGAGCGGCATCGACGGTGAGACGTTGATGCCGTTCCGCTTATATCACAGCGGCGCCTGATGGCTAGCACGCTTCGCATCAAGCGCCGCGCCTCTGGGGCAGCAGGGCCACCGGCATCATTGGCTGCGAGCGAAATCTGCTGCAATGAAACTGATAATACTTTTTGGTATGGCAAAGGAAACAGCGGCGGCCTAGCGACAA